TGCCGCAACAGCAACTGTTTCAACCAAAGCCGCGCCGTCCGCAATAATGTCTGACGCTGTGATCTGGACAGGCTTTTCACCGGCCGCCACTTGCTCAGCGGTTTGCTGATAGTCGCCGCCGACCTGCTGCTCGATCTGCATCTCAAGCGCTGGGATAACTCTATTAACAATGTCTACAGCTTTAGCCCTTGCAAGTCCAATCTGAGTCTCAGCCTGTTTTTTGGCCCCGATCTTAAGCAGGCTGTTGCCGGCTTGTGCAATGCCTTTGCTGACCTGTATTGCCACCTTCGGATCAATCTCGTTGAGCAGCGTTACAACGCCATCTCGGCGGTCTTTCAGGTCTACTTGCAACTGGCGCAAGTCAAACGTTTCACCAGCTTCTATGCGGCCAGAGATTTCGCCGATTTCGGCTGTGTGCTCAAGCAGCAAATTGTTGCCTAAGATCTGAGCCTGCATGCCTTCGTACGTTTGTTGAAAGATGCTGCCAGCGCCTTTAACCCGCAACTTCTCTGGCGTCGCCAATTTGTTTTTAACTTGGTCTTCCGTCAACGGATTTTCTGCCGCGTACTTTACGGCCGCAGTCTTAGCGTCAGTGGCTGCTTGGCTTTGAAAGTAAGCCGTCATTCTGCTTACAGCTTGGTCCAAAGAACCCATACCTGATATAGCGGCCTGCTGCGGCGCTATCGACACATCTTGAACAACTGACGTGCCTACGCCGCGCTTTTGAAATATTGGTAATGTTGCCATTATTAGGTGCCTTTTGGAGTCCGGGTGTCCATGAAGCTCGCGGCTCCAGACGCCCCTTTCGCTGCGGCAGTCAAGTACCCAAATGTTTGCGACGTGGCCGCGGCGGCTTGCAATGATTGCGACTGAGCCAAGCCTCCGTAGATAGCCATCTCTGCATTATCCCGATCAATGGTCGCCTCTTCGTATGCGGCAATATTGTTGGCGTCCGCAAGAGTCAGCGGGCTTCCGCTAAACGGGTCAATGCCGCCAGCAGCAGCGCGGGCGTTAAGACTTGCGTTCAATCGTCGGTTGCGCTCTAACGTATCAAAGGCTCTGCGGTTGTAGTTCAATGCTTCTTGCCGGCCTTTAAGTGACGCCTGCATAGCCTGCATGCGGTAGGCAATTGCCTGCTGCTTCCCTTGGTAAAGAGATGACCCAACAGATATGGCGCTAGACAAAAGTCCAAGGTTGGCGGCTGTAAACAAAGAACCAGCGCCTGCGGCAGCGGAAGCACCGACCCCAGCAAAAGCGCTGGTTGAGGCTGTCAAGCCAAGGCCAGCGCCGGCGGCGGTTAAACCAAAGCCCGTGGCCCCGGCGGTTAAACCTGTGCCAACGGCTGTCGCCGTGGTGGCGGCAGTAGCGGTGCCGGCGGCTGCGGCAGCGGGTGCAAACCAACTCATTATGAACCTCCGTATACAGACAACTTAAACTCAAGTCCAAGCAGTGTTAATTTAAGCGGCAGGTTTTGACTGACCGTGATTTGTGCATCGCGAGTAAATCCTAGCAGGCCGTTGATTACCTTTGTGCCGGTGAAGTCAATCGTTGACTCATCTAGCGTGCCTGGCGTGTCAAGCGTGCGTATTGGCACAAGCACGTTGTTGATTATTAAATGCTGCGATTCAAACAACAAAGCGTTAACTTCAACGATGCGCTTTTTAAAGCCTATGCGCACACCCTGAGCCATGCGTGGCTCAATTGGCAGTGTGCGAATAGTAACGTCAAAGCCAAGGCCAACCTCATAAGTCGATACGCTTGCCCGCTCAAATGTAACTGCGCCGCCTGTTACAACCTCATCTGCAAGCACGTTGCCATCTGCAATTACTTGCACGGTCGCACCCTCATGCGGCAGGCTGGTAGCGCCACTGGCAGCGCCACCTTGGAACGCGCAGTCTGTAAATTTCTCAGTGTCAAACACCTCAACAAAGTAGTGGTCGGTATCATCAAATACACGTTTAGTTACTATGTAAACGTCTTCAATGTCAACGCCAACATCTTTAATTTCGCCGTTTGTTGTTATGCGACTTGGAGCCACAACGTTTTGTTGGCGTAGTATTGAATAGACCGTAATGGTGCCATCGCCATTTAACAGCATCAACGCATCAGACTCGTCTGTACTAGTGGCTTTGCGCAAAGCCAACTCTACAGGGTCCTTGATCAAATGGCTTGACAGTAAGCTGATGTTGCTACTGATGTAAGACAACGTAGTGTCGCTGTACTGAAACTCGTTCAGCGCTTTACCTTGCCGCTGGATGTACAACGTGCCGGACTGCAACTGTTGCACTCGAATGCCCTCGCGAGAACCATTGCGGCTCACAGCGCGAGCAAAAAAGTTTAACGGGGTAATAGGAGACAAACCCTCTTGCGGCACATAGAACTCACCGCCAGTTGTAAATATTTGCAAGTCACGGCCACTTAATATGTCAGTGATCGTGTTTAAACTATTAGTGTCTAGCGTAGCCTCGACAGCGTCGTCGTCGTAGACTTGATCCGGCAAAAAGTCAAAGAACAAACCTACTTTGCTGCCCCACATCGTAGATGGCCGTGACGCGCTGCCACCAAAGTACAAGCGGCCTTCATGGAATGTGCAAGTGCGCGGCCATCCGCGCTCACTACTCCACACGTCCTCGTAGCCGGTCTCTAGCTCCCATTTGCCATTAGCCACTGCGGTAGTGTCAAAGAATGGTATCTCGGTGACGACCTCAACCTTGGTTGTGCTAACAAACGACACAATCTTCATGCGTCCTTGTGGTTGCACATTGATGTATTGGTTGACGTTGCCAGAGCTAAACACTGCGCTGGACGCGGTAACAACTACGCTGCCAGATGTTTCGCTTGGCGTTATAGTGCCGGCCGGGTTTGACGCTGCAAGCGTAAACGCGTATATTGGAATGCTGTTAAACGATATGTTTGCAACAGTCCAAGTTGCGTCGTTGGCCTCGCGCACAATACGAATGGGGTTTATATCTTTGTGTGTAACGATCAGTGTGTCGGCGCTTTGCGTCCAGCACATCGTTGACAAAATACTGCTTGTTACTGCGGACACCGCCAAGTAGTCGTTGCCGCTGCCGTTAATGTTTGTAATTAAAGTCTTGTCTTTAAAAACGTACATACGTTGGTTCGTAAAGACCAGCATGTATCGATCAGACACGCTAAACTCAAACGCTATTGAACGAGTGCCGTTTTCTGGAGAAGCCTCACTTGGTAGCTCAAACAAATACTTCATTCCGCCGCGGCGCTTGGCGCCACCCTGCGGTTGCACAATTACGTTTTCTAAGCGCTCCGCTGCGTTTTGGTATTGGGCCAAATCAACACGGGCGCGCAACAGCGGGTCAATTTCTCCACTAGAAAAATTTGTTTGTATTTGGACTAATCGTGTCATTAGTACCTAACATTTATGAGCGAAAAATCCTCAAACGCAGAGGTGGTTTGGCCTTGGCCATCAATTGCCGCGGCTGTTCTGAAGTAGCCGCCTCGATTGTTTTCGCTTGGGGAGCCGACGGACACGCCTTGCCAGTACTGTGTCTTTGTGACTTGATCAGTAATTGGCTCGGACAAATGCCACGCCATCATGTAGCGCAATAGCTGGACAAAATAGACAGGCATAGCAGACTCTGCTACCTCAAACTGGTAATCAATGGCCATTGACTCCACGCTGGAAAGCACTTTGTCGCCTTGGATTTCCCAGTCTGTAAATGGGACGCCACCAGCCGCGCCTGAAGAGTAAGCCCTGCGGATGGTCCCAAGACGATCAGACGGCAAGACATACTCGTATTTGTAGGTGTTGATTGGCGTGTTAATTGTCTTAGCAAGCGTTTGCTTTTTAAACGAAAACGCCCAAGTGTAAGCTTGCAACGTAGACAGTTTAACGCCGGGGTAGATGCGGTCGCATACGTTTGACGCGTCTGTGCCCTCATTAAAAGAGGATATGGGCCGAGCACCAAGCAAAAGCAAAGCATCGGAACAGATCGAGACGGACGTATCACCAGCAGCCATTTTTTACCTCATACAAAACAGGCCAACCCCAAAGAATTCTTAGAGGCCGGCCCATTTAAATTAACACTGATTAATCAGTGTCAGTGTTTACCAGCACGGTGCCGTCGTTAACATCAACCACGCCAGAAGCATTGCTTAAGACATAGTTGAGGCTTGCTACAGCAGTACTGCCGGTGCTGGTTACGCAGTAAACCAAGTCGCCAACTGCCAGTGTGTCAGACAAGCTATTGAAATAGCCCGCGGTATTCACGGCAGCAACAGCGTCAGTAGTTTTGTATGCGTAAACGCTTGGAGCTTGACCTCGCTTGGCGGCAGATACTACCGTCCAACCTGTACTTGAAAAAGCCATTTTTAACTCCTTACGCCTCGCGGCAAGTGATTTTTACGATACCGTCGTCGTCAATGGCAACTGCACCAGCAGAGAACATTGAGGCAACCAAGAATGATGTCTTCTCAGGAACGTAGTTGATTTCGGTTTTAGGAGACATACCTTCAGCCATGCCCATCGCGTCGCGGTGGAAAGCGTAAACAGTACGGTCGCTAGAACCATCAATTGGCAAGCCACCCTCTGAGCGGTCGCCCAAAGTGATGAATGAGAAGCCCAAGAATGTGCTGATGTCGCCCTGAACCAACGCCTTAACGGTATTGAAGTCAGAAGAGGTTACAGCGGTTTCACCTAGCAAAGAAGCCAAAGAGTCGGCATGGATAATCATGGTACGACCTTCCATTGGCACGTTGTTAGCGTCCATCAAACGTTTAGCTTCGCGCAGCTTGGCCACGTTCAAGTTAGTGGTTGAACCACCGACACTGTTAGCAACGGTCAATGAAGTGCTTGAAGCATTCAGCGCATCCAACACCAACTGGTCTTGGCGGCGGCCGATTGCGTTAGACACAACTTTCACCAACTCGCGACGCTCGTCAAAGTTGACTTTTTGTTGCATGAAGATGTCTGAGTACTCAGCAGCGATGTAATCGCTCATGGTCGCAGTTACTTGCGAGTAGCTGACATTCAACGGAGCAACGTCAGTCTGGGGTACGCGGACTTGAGCAACGCCCTTGCCGATTTTGGGGAACTTGTATGTTGAGCCTTCAACACCTGAGCGAACACGGACAGCGCCTCGCAATGTAGCAGTTGCCTGATACGCTTGCTTTACTTCCGCATCGAACAGGGTAACAAAAGCTGTACTAAGATTGATAGCCATTTTGTTTTCCTTACGAAAAGTTTGTTTAGGATTTACGCTGTCGATTGGCCGCTATGCGGGTCATTAGCTTGCAGTACGGTGCCGGCGTGTTGAATACAACAATGATAGGGTCTGATTGCTCAGATTAGCCTTACGCGCATTTTACAGCAGAATAACACTTAGCTGTCAACTGTTAGGCGTAAAAAAGCCCCTGACTTGCAGGGGCGTAACTCTAAAAGGGTATTGAGCTTAATCTGGGTAGTGCTCGTTAAAGAGTCGTTGGACCTTAGCCCGGTACGATGGGTCGGTCAAATACTCCGGCTTGCCCACCATCTCTTGCAACTCATCCTTACTCATTGCAGAGCTAGGCGCAACTGATGTAGCTGGTATGCGGCCCTCGTATGTGCCGCGCAGTTTCATCAAAGCTTGCAAGCCATTAGCAGTGCCACCCCAAACCTTGAACTCATCAAAGTCGGACTTGCTCCAAATGCCCTTGCTGACAAGGCCCTGCGCCCAAGTAGCCATGTTGTTGATGATGGCGTCTGCATTAGGGCCTAAAGCTTCGCGCTCCTGCTTTATGCTTAGTTGCGCTTCGGCCTCTTGGTTGTCGCCCATTGCCGTAATTTGCGATGCTAATTCGCCAAAAGCCTGCTGGGACAAGCCGTACTTAGCAGCCCAGCCCATGTAAGTCTTTACAACTGGATCTTCGGCAGAGATATTCTCAAGACCATCTAGGCTGTAGTTCCCGTCTTCTGGTGCCTTGTGTTTGCCAGAGCGGAATTGCTTTTCTAGCTCGGAATAAGACTTGCTGATACCTTCAAGGTCAGGCTCGTTTGAATCTTTGTTCCAAAATTTTTCCGGCCAAAAGTCTGGCCTCTCCAGCGGAGTTTCTTTATCTACTTGCTGGTGTGCGATGTCTTGCTCTTGGCTCTCGGTTGTCTGCTGTTCGTCAGCGCTAACGCTGTCTAGCAGGCCGGAGTTGTCATTTGCTTCATCGGTCATTTACGTTTTGCCTTTCGGATGCGGGCTTCAATATCGCGGATGACAGAATTCTGCCCTTCCCTCCATTGCCCAAAAGAGGAATCCGCGCCGGGTTCCCAGCACGACTGCTCTAGGTAGAACTGTCGCAAGTGTGCCAGTACCTTTTTGCCGGCTTCGGACTCAAAAGCCCTAGCCATCAAAATGTTAACGTCCAATACGCTTTGATCTATTTCGGCCGGTTGAGCGATGGACTCTAAGTCTTCCCAACTCATGCCATGCCCTGCTGCTGTTGTCCACCCATCTCGGGCGGCTGGCCTTCAGCCGGCATGCCTTGCGGGCCTTGCGCCTGCGCAGCCTGCTCGGCCATTGCTGCTTGCTGCGTCATCTGCTGAATTAACGCGGCGCGTTCTTCTGCCGTGTTACGCAGCATTGCTGGAATGCCTAGCTTGTCGCCGATGTAGTCCAAAGTCTCGCCAATCTTTACAGTTAACTGGCCTTCTGGTCCAAGACTTTGCGCAATCTGCTGATACTGGATGATTGAGTTGATCTCATCCATGCTTTGCGCCATGGCCAGTGGTGACGTGGCCGTGACCCTTACCTCCAAACCATTGACTCGCAACGGCAGGTCAATCATGCCGCCCTCGTCCATGACCTCCAGCACCTTGCTGACCAACGGAATCATTGTCTCGTTAATCAATCGGCCAAACGCGCTGCCAAGATTTTGTGACAACTCTTTCATGCGCTCAACAATCTCAGTTGCTGATCGTGCGCTCATGTTGTCAGGCGGCAGCGACTCATCCAGCAAAATGCGTTTAATGTTTTGACGTAAGTCTGTGATGATGATCTGGCTTACGTTAAAGTCACCGGCGCGTGGTAGCGGCTTAAGGGCCTCGCCTTGCGGTCCGCCATTGCGGGCAACTGGAATGATGGCACCCGGTACGATTCGCACAGTGGCCGGGTTAAGCACGCCGTCGTCGGCCGCGGTGTACACACCAGTAATCGCAAGCGATGCGTTTTTAAGCAACAACTCAAGCGTCTTGTTTAGCGTCTTGATGTCTGGCAGAGCAGTCAGCACCGGACCTCGGCCATAGATCTCGCCTGCCACTTTCATGTAGCGCGACACAACCCATGGGCTTGTCTTCTTGCGCCGGTAAACCAACTCTGAATTGCTTTTCTCGTGAATAACGTGGTAGCAGTAATCGCCACGGTCGTAGTCGTAGACGGTAGCTTCGATCAAGTCCACCTCTTCAGTGGGCTTCTCTTCAATCTTGCGTTGTAGCTCTGGCGGGATAACTGCGTCAGACCACTGCTGCGCAATAGACTCGCCTTTAATACGCATCTTGCGGTAGACGTTGTCCACCTGACCGTTTACACCCTCTTCAAACGACACCAAGTACTGTGGCACTGGGATAAAGTTAATTGGGTTTACCGCGTCACCGGGCTGCACCATCATAACTGCCGTGCCAACAGACAGGTCAAGCAAGAACTCGCCAATGGCTATGTCAAAGTTAGACTGCTTTAGAACGGCAAACATTTTCTCAAGGTAGAGATCAAGTGCTCGCTGCGCTTCGGCTCGGCGCTCAAACGGTATCTCGGTACCCGGCTCCAACCTGCACCACTTGCGCTGAGATGGGAAAATGCCAGATTGCAGTTTGTTGGCAAAGCGCTGGGTAGATCCAATTGCAGTCGAGTCAAACACCCGCGTCATTTTTTTGCGGCCAGTGTGGTTGCTTTCGTAGTCCCCGCTGTACAAGTTACGTTGCGGTAAAGCAAACTCGTAGGCGTCTTCGTAAAGGCTGCGAAAGTCTTCTTTGCGTGTTTGCGCTATTTTTTGGCGCTGAAGTATTTTTTCAACCGATAATTTTTTAGGTGCCATTATTCGTACTCGGTTTGTATTTCATCATGGTTATGCTCCCAGCGTGTCTTGCTTTACGCCCAACTCAGCGTCAGCGCGCTGGCTAGATAGCAAAGCTCGGCGGCCGCCTCTTGTGCGCGACTTAATCATGCCTTGATTGGCCAAGGCTGCTTTTGTTTCAGAAGCCTTTAAG